AACGCCGGGCGGCCGATCCTGCTGGAGGGCGGGATGGACTGGAAACCGCTGAGCCTGACGCCGGCCGAGATGGATTTCGTCGCCGGCAAACATGCGGCGGCGCGCGAGATCGCCCTGGCCTTCGGGGTTCCGCCGCAGCTGCTGGGGATACCGGGGGACGCGACCTACGCCAACTATCGCGAGGCCAACACCGCCTTCTGGCGGCAGACGGTCACGCCGTTGGTGCGCAAGGCGGCGGGGGCGATGACGGGCTGGCTGGGCGGGCGGTTCCCCGGTTGCGAGGTGCGGGCCGACCTGGAGGCGGTGCCGGCCCTTCAGGCCGAACGCGACAGTCTGTGGGCGCGGCTGGAGGCGGCGAGCTTCCTGACCGAGGAGGAGCGGCGGCGGATGGCGGGGGTGGGCGAATGAGCGATGCGGTGAAGAAGGCCGTCGCGGCCCTGATCGCGGCCCTGGCGGTTCAGACGGTCGGGGGGGCTGGTCTGGGCCGGGGGCGCGGCGGCGCGGATCGCGACCCTGGAACAGAGGGTCGGGGAGCAGAGGCTGGTGGCAGAACGGCTGGCGCGGCTGGAGACGCAAGGGGAGGCGACGGCGGCGGCGGTGGAGCGGATCGAACGGAGGCTGGAGGGCGGATGAGAAAATTGGCGCACGATCTTCTCCCTCCCCGTTCCGGGGAGGGGGGGCGCGAAGCGACCGGGTGGGGGCGGCAGGGCAAGGGCGCACAGACGGGGAATGCATCGCCTGGCCCTTCCCACCCGGTCTCGCCTGCGGCTCGACCCCCCTCCCCCGCAGGGGGAGGGAGAGGCGGCGGGGCGCTGGTGATCGAAGGCTACGCCTCGCTGTGGGGCGTGGCCGATCTGAACGGGGACGTGGTGCAGGCGGGGGCGTTTGCGGACAGTCTGGCGAAGACGGGCGTCGAGGGGGTGCGGATGCTGAGCCAGCACGACGGCCGGGCGCCGGTCGGCGTCTGGGACCGGATCATGGAGGACGCGCGCGGCCTGTTCGTGCGTGGACGGATCGCGGACTGGTCGCCCGAAGCCCGCTTCGCCGCCGCCTTGAGCCGGGCGGGGGCGATGGACGGGCTGTCGATCGGATACCGCACCGCGCGGGCGCGGCGTCAGGGCCGGCTGCGGGTGCTGAGCGGGGTGGAGCTGTGGGAGGTGTCGCTGGTGACCTTCCCGATGCTGCCGGGCGCGCGGTTTAGGGCGGTGGGCCCATGACGGGGTTCGACCCGTTGCGGACATTTAGAAATGCCAGCGGCCATTCCAGTTTCCGCCTGCCACAAAAGCCTTTCGTCCACTAGGAAGCACGGTCCAGCGACCGAAGAGATAGGCTTCGGTGTCCAGCGGCTCACGATCAAAAGTACCTGTGCAGCTGGTTTCAGTCGCATAGACAGGTGTCGCCTCCGATGCGCCGGGCAGAAATGCTGCGCCAATAAGGCTTTGACCTAACAGCTGTGAATTTTCATTCACAAGATAGCGCTGTTCAAGTCTAAATTGCTCCACTTCCGGACCATGATTTCGAAAGCGAACTTCGAGAATTTCGAAGTCATCAAGACCTATGGGGACAGGGCGTTCTTCGAAGATGACCGTATCGTGCCCGATGCGACAAGCGTCCGCCACGCCTGGAACCGCTACGAGGAACGGTATGGCGACAATGATGGAGAGCAGATGGTCGCGTCGCATCGAACGAATTTCGCACAGGCTACTTCCGCAAACCACCCCTAGCGGTCGATGGCGACGATCGCTTTCCGGCTCCGCGTTAAAGGGCTCCTTCCGGCTCCGAGGCCCACGGCCGAAATCGACCCGTTGCGGACTTCGCTCTAGCGCGGCTGGATCAACGGATCACCTTCAAACCCCAATGTGTTCCATACCTGCCTTATGTAGCGATAAGCCCTCTCGCGGTCTTCTGTGGCGAACAGATCAACTTCGTTGATAGCTTTCGCGACGAGTCCTCGAACCTCGCCGTCACTTACCGGACCATCGGGTTGAGCAAGAAGCGCGTCGATGAGGTTATTCACGGCGGCATTGAGGGGGGCGACGTCCTCAGGCAGATCGGCGCCCGTGTAGCCAGACAGCAGGTCCGGTTGGAATTTGTTCTGCGCGCGAAGTTCGACCAGCTCAGCGCGGTTGTCATGGGTCAAGCTGTGCGGCTCATCAGCGACTGCAGCTTGGCATGCCAACAGTGAGATGCTGCACAACGTGGCAGCCAATAAATGGAGCGTTTGAATGATCGTTGCCATCGGGAGACGATAACACGGGAATGTCCCCTTCCCACCCCTCTCAGACATTCCGAGTGTCCGGGGCTAGGGTCACGGTCGTTCGCGGCGGGCGGCGGCCTGGGGCGACGCGGCGGCTTCAGCTTTCGGGCGCGGCGGCTTCGATTTCGGTCTGGAGCGCCTGCATCTCGGCGGTGATGGCCTGCATTTCCGCAGTGCATTCGTCGGATGAGATGGTGGCGGCGCGCGGGGAGGCCTTGCCCTTGTCGTAGGCGTCCAGGAGGAAGGCCGTGGCCGCCTTCTTGGCCGGATCGGTCTCGTTGGCCATCGAGGCGCGGATCTGATCCGCGACGCCGGGTGGGAACTGACGTTCGCAGGTCCCCAGGGTTTCGAACATGCGGGTCATGCCGGCGAAGACCTTGCTGACCTGCGCGGCCTGTTCAGGCGGCAGGGTGGACACGTCAGGCGGGGTTTGAAACGCCAGAGCGCCGGAAAAGGCCAGAACAAGACTGAACATGCGTGAAACTCCCCGATCTGAGCGGGGCGTAGCACGCTTTTTGACGGGCGGCAGCCGTCAATCACAGGTTTCGGGCGAGCCCGGATCACAAGGCGCCGACGACGGGCGCATTCAACGGAGACATCATGAAAGAGACCAAACAGGCTTCCGGCTCGCCCATTCTTGCGGGTTCTGGGGCGCAGGCTGTCGTGCGCGAGATGATGGCGGCGTTCGAGGCGTTCAAAGGGGCGAACGACGTCCGGCTGGGCGAGATCGAGAAGAAGGCGGTGGCCGATGTGCTGCTGGAGGAGAAGGTGGCGAGGATCGACCAGGCGGTGGCGGCGGCGCAGGCGCGGCTGGATCGGGTGATGAGCCAGAATAGGCGTCCGGCTATCGGCGGCGAGCCCGCCGAGCCGGCGTCGGCGCCAGAAGCCAAAGCGGCTTGGGACGGCTATCTGAAGACGGGCCAATCTGGCGCCCTGGAGGTCAAGGCGGGGTTGTCGGGCGGGGCGACCTCGGGCGGCTATGTCGTGCCGTATGAGACCGAGCGGGCCATCGAGCGGCGGCTGATGGCGGCCTCGCCGATGCGCGAGATCGCCACGGTGCGGACGGTGGCGGCCGGAGTGTTCAGAAAGCCGGTGTCGACGGCGGGCGTGGCCTGCGGCTGGGTGGCGGAGACGGCCGCGCGGCCCGAGACGGATCCGGCGACCCTGGCCCTGCTGGAGTTCCCCTCGGCCGATCTGTACGCCAATCCGGCGGCGACCCAGGCGTTGCTGGACGACGCCATGGTCGATCTGGACGAATGGCTGGCGGCCGAGGTCGAGGACGCCTTTGCGGCCCAGGAGACCCAGGCCTTCGTGGGCGGCGACGGGGTGAACAAGCCCAAGGGCTTCCTGACCTATCCGACCGTGGCGGACACGGATCAGGCCTGGGGGCAGATCGGTTCTGTGGCGTCGGGCGCGGCGGGCGGGTTTGCGCCGACCAGTCCGGCGGACCGGCTGATCGACCTGGTCTATGCGCCCAAGGCCCAGTACCGGCCGAACGGGCGGTTCGTGATGAACCGCAAGACGGTCTCGGCCGTGCGCAAGTTCAAGGACGCTGACGGCAACTACATCTGGCAGCCGGCGACGCGGCTGGGCGAGACGGCGTCGCTGCTGGGCTATCCGGTCACGGAGATCGAGACCATGCCGGATGTGGCGGCCAACAGTCTGTCCATCGCCTTCGGGGACTTCCAGCGGGGGTATCTGATCGTGGATCGGGCGGGGGTGCGGGTGCTGAGGGACCCCTATTCGGCCAAGCCCTATGTGCTGTTCTACACCACCAAGCGCGTCGGCGGCGGGGTGCAGAACTTCGACGCGATCAAGGTGATGAAGTTCAGCGCGGGGTGATCGTGACGCTCGTTTCTCCCTCCCCCTGCGGGGGAGGGCAGGCCGCGTGAGCGGCCGGGTGGGGGCGGCAGGGAAACCGAGCCCGGGTCGCCTGGCCCGCCCCACCCCGTCGCTGCGCGACGCCCCTCCCCCGTGGGGGAGGGAGAGTTCTGAATTCGAAAGGGGAGATCTGCATGGCGCAGCCGGTGACGGTGGCGGAGGCGAAGCTGTTTTTGCGGGTCGAGCACGAGGCGGAGGATGGTCTGATCCAGACCCTGATCGCGGCGGCCCAGGCGCGGGTGGAGGGGGATGTGGGGCTGAGCCTGACGTCCACCTCGCCGGCGGGGTTGCGGCTGGCGATCCTGATGCTGGTGCTGCGGGCCTATGAGCGGGGGGACGCCGAGATTCAGGTGGAGCCGGTCGAGGCCTGGGTCGCGCCGTATCGCGCGGTGCGGCTGTGAGCGCCGGCATGAGGGTGTTGGCGGCGTTGAAGGCGGATCCGGCGGTGGCGGCCCTGGTGGGCGGACGGGTGTTCGATCAGGCGCCGGAGGGGGCGGAGCATCCGCATCTGGTGATCGGCCAGTGCGAGAGCCGACCGGTGGCGGCGGACGGGGGCGGGGTGGAGCAGAGGCTGACCCTGACCGGGGTGTCGCGGTTCGCCGGATCGGAAGAGGCCAAGGCGGTGGCGGCGGCGGTGCGGGCGTGTCTGCACGAGGCGGTGCTGGAGGCCGACGGAGTGCGGACGGCGACGCTGAGGGCGAATTTCGCCGACGTGTTCCGGGCGGGGGACGGGCGGCGGACCTATGCGGTGGTGCGGCTGAGGGCGGTGACGGAGGAAGTGGCGAGTGGTTAGTGGCGAGTGGCGAGCTGGGTTCGGGAGGCGGACGCATCGGGGGACCCGCTGCGACGATTTTCCTCGCCACTCGTCACTCGCCACTCGCCACTCAAGAGCAAAGCGAGGACGAAAATGACCGCACAGGCGGGCAAGGACATGCTGCTGAAGATCGAGGGCGCGCCGGGCGTGTTCACGACGGTGGCGGGGTTGAGGGCGCGGACGATTTCGCTGAATGCGCGCACGGTGGATGCGACCGACGGCGACAGCGCCGGGCGGTGGCGCGAACTGCTGGCGGGGGCGGGAGTCAAGTCGGCGGCGGTGTCGGGCCAGGGGATCTTCCGCGATGCGGCTTCGGACGCCCTGGTGCGCGAAGCCTTCTTCGATCAGGCGGCGAGACGGTGGCGGCTGGTGGTGCCGGACTTCGGCGTGCTGGAGGGGCCGTTCCTGGTGGCGGCGCTGGAATACGCCGGCGAGCACGAGGGGGAGGCGACCTTTGCGCTGAGCCTGGCGAGCGCGGGCGAGATCGGGTTTTCGGCGACATGAGCGGCGGGGACTGGTCCCCCTCGGGCCGCGGGGCGGCCCTCTCCCCCCAAGGGG